CGGTCATCAACTCACCCCGTCGTACAACACGTCATCCCACGTCAACGCCGGAGCCACAGCGTTCCACGTCAACGACCCGGACACATCATTCCACGTCCATGATACCGGAAGGTCAGCGTTGACGGTCTCCTCGATCGCCGCAGCCCCTGTCGAATACAGGTTCGCCTTCCAAGCGAACCGGTAACTGGTAAACGTGTTATTGAACAGGTACTCGTAAACATCCCCGCCGGATGTGGTAAGCGTCGTGCCTTTGTAATCATTGCCGATGCTAAGCGGGTTCAATGTAACCCCAAGCAACGATGAGCTAGCCGTCAAAACACCCTGCGACCCTACCGGAATCCCGATCCGCTGATACGACCCCGCAGAAACCACACCCTGCGAGTTCGGTCGCACACCATTCACCACAGAAGACTCAAACAACGGCTGCACCGTCTGGTCTAAAGCCTCCAAGCTCACAGACCAACGCAACCACAAAAAACCGGGAGAACCAGCCGTACCAATCGAACCGGGTTCCGTATCAACCGATACCTGCCGGACCTTGTACCAACCGTTCACCTGAGAAACATCGGCAACGGTCACCGAAACAACGGGTTCGTCACCCTGGTTGATAGACGGGTCGTAACCAAGCATGGCATCCCGCCAAGCCAACAGTTTCGCCCGTTCCTCAGTTGAGATCGACGCAGACCGTTGCACCCCGGACAGGGCAACATCCGCCCCGGACTGGGACCATCGTGTCGGCGGTTGCATCACATAACCAGTACCGCCGTTAGCAACAGCAACCCCGATACGGCCGAATGTCATCTGGCTCATCGGCGTGCGGCCTCCAACCGGCGCAACGCTTCAGACATGTCGGACACGAACTGGTCAGGCGGACCGTAATAATGGCCGACGTTGATCGTTACTCCGCCACCGCTGCCACCAAGAGCATGGTTCGGGATAATGGTCCCGTTCTGACCGGGGACGAACATTTCCGGCCCCTTCTCGCCAACCACATACGGCTGGTTACGGGTGACCGGTCCACCAGCAGCACGCGCTGGGTACAGTTCCGCATCAGGAACGAAACCAATATCTCGCTCAGTCGCAACCCAACGCCAAGCCAACGGAATCTTCAGGATCCCATCCCTGGCCTTCAAAGCATCACGTTCAAGGATCGCCGCCTGATAAGCCATCTTGGCTAGATCCTCTGTGATCTGGGCCATACCTTGACGAAGCGCCGGGTCGTTTGACGAGTCCTTCAACCGTCCGAGTTCACGAACGTAAGCAGCGATGTATTCCTCGTCGCCGAAAGCCTGCCCGGTCTTCGCAGCGATAGCTTGAGCTTGGTCGGCGTATGCCTTAGCCGCAGCGTCCACGGAGCGGGTCACGTCGTTCTGTGCGTAAGTAAGTTCGCGTGCCGCAGCCCTAGCTTCACGGCTGTCTGCGCCGAACTGGCCGATCGCTTCGTTCAACGATTCTTGCTTGTCGATCACGTTGTCTTGAGCGTCGGCGATGCGTTCGTCAGCTTCGGCGTAGTCCAAAGCTGCGTCAACATAGTTGAGGGCTTGTTCTTTCAACGCCTTCAACTGGTCTTCAAGATTTTCGGCTTCTTTGGTGTTCTGCCGGAACGATTGTGTTACTTCGCCGCTAGCTTGAGAAAGCTGGCTGAAAGCGGCAACGCCTTCCAGGGCGATGTAGGCGACGTCAGCACCAGCAGCACCAAGATCGGCCTGCATTTGCTTGTAATCGGTTGTGAAGACGTTCGCATTTGCTTGAGCAAGCGCTTCAGCGCTATACGGGCCTTCACCAAGAATGGATCTAAGGTCACCATAGTTAGTGCCATAACGGCGCTTGTTGCCGATATAGCTGAGTTCTTGGATATGCTTCGGCCCCATACCGAGATCGCTCTTACCAAGATTTTTTATGTCGCCGTAAATACCTCCGATTGAACCCCGAAGGCCCAGGGGTCGGTCGTCATAGATCCAACCCAAATCGACAATATCGGCGAGAACACGCTTTACGCCCGTAGTACCAGCGCTTCCGCCAGTACGGTTCTCCTCAACGAACTTGCTGTATTTGTCAATCCAGTCGGCGAAACTTTGCGAAGTCTTTGAGAACCAGTTGACGAGGTCAGCGAAAGCAGAACCGATCTGAGCCAGAACTGGCAGCATCTCCTCGGCGGTTTCAAGGAAATACTCAGCAGTTGGTGTCAGTTCCTTACCGAACGCAACAGCCATGTTCTCGGCGCGGGCCTTGAGAACCTGCATCTTGCCCTGGACCGTATCGAGATTCTTCCCGAACTGGCCTTGCACCGAACCGGTACGTTCCGTGATAAGAGCCAGAACTGCCTGCGCCCGGTTATACAACTTCGTGGAGTCGGTGGTGCTATCCAACCCCATGGCGAGCATCTTCGCCTTCACGGTCGTTTCGGACAGGCCGATACCGAACCGTTCAGCAGGGTCATACTCGCCACGCAACGCAGCGGCCAGAGCGTTCACCGCATCGGCAGGACCGCCCTGAGTCGGGAACGCCGCAGCAAGGTCAGCGCCGATTCTCGCGAACTGAACCGAAGCCTTAGCCGCTTGCTCTTCGGAGAAACCAAGACCCTTGACAAGAGCACCGATCGGAGTGACCAGCGAATACAGCGACTTCTCCGAAAGACCAAAGTTGTCCGCCGCTGACTTACCGAACTCCTCAATGCGCGAGGCTGACTTCCCGAAGATTGCCTCCACACCACGGAAAGCAGCTTCAGTCTGAGCAGAAGCCTGAACAGCGGCAGCGCCGAACTGCAACAGCTTCCGACCAGCAGCAACAAAGATTTCGCCCTTTGTCGCAGGAAGACCAGCAAGACCAAGAAGGTTCTTCGACACCGCCGAAAACGACCCACCAGCCTTGCTAGCGAACGAATCAACAGCCTTACTGGTCGAAGCCAGAACGCTCTTCAACTGCCCTGCGTCGGCGGTAAGCCTTATTCGGATTGTGTCATTCGCCATCAGAACAATCCTTGAAGTAGCGACTTCTTGATCTCAGAGCGTTCCTTCTCCATCGCAGATTTCGACAGAGCAAGGAACTCGCTGATTGTCAACTCACGCACCTCTTGCTTCAGGGGGATACCCGTGGCAAGAGAGAACTGGGATCGTTTCAGATCCCTTCGGAATCTTTTGGGTCCGACTCCGCCACCACGAACTTCATGTCACGGATCTCCTCGACCGTGACATCAGGGTTCTTGCGGCGTTCCGTCACCAAACCAAGAGCAATCAGGATCTTCGACTTCGGACCCTGCTTGCCCAACGATTCAAAGATTTGATCAAGGCCAAGCCCGGTCATGTCTTCAACGATTTCCATCTCGCCGAGGGTCAGCCCGTCAAGATCGATTTCTGTGATATCGAACTCTTTACCAGTCACTTCAATCCCACCTCTTTGATCATCTTCTTGAGATCAATCTCATAGATCCGAATAACTTCTTGCTTCTTCTTCTCAGCAGCCCGCCACAAGAACGGGTTCGCCTTGATCGGACCGCCCAACCACTTCTTAGAAGCATTCGGACGGGTATTCCAACCAAAGTGAATAGCGCCAGCATAGGGCACATTGCCCTTACCGGCACCATACTGCCCAGCCTTCTTACCACCCTCCAGCTTCTCAGGCGTCAAACGCTTAGCGGACTGGAAACCAGAACCGCCGACCGTCCGATACCTTTGCCCACGACCACCAGTCGCAGTCCGCTTAGCGAACTCACCAGTCATCGACCGGGAAGCACCACCAACAGTCTGAACACCACGACCGCCACCCGCATTGACCTCACCGAACAAATCGGTAGCGAACGACCTGATCGAACGCTTCAGACCGCCCGCAGGAGGCTTCGGATTGTTCTTCCCACGCTTCCAATACGCGCCAGCGCCCTTAGCCACAGGTACTTCCGCCATCGCAGCGTTCTCCACCTTCACGGCAGCACGCAAATGCGTAGCACGCATCTTCGTCACGCTGATCGAAAGCGCATCCATGGCGTCCATGAACTCCGCCACTCCTTCGATCATCACCTTCGACTTGTAACCAAGACGAGGCGGACCGAAGAACTCGGCGGCGTTCTGCCGACGCTTCCCCTTGCCCCAACTGAACTCACGGGCATCAGCAGCCCGCATCCCAGGAGCGACCTTCGGGACAAGTACGCGTTCTGAAGAGGTAGCCATCAGGCCACCCGCCGATCAGGAAGTGGCTCGGGTAACAGCGCCGGACACCGGGTAGGTGACCGAAACTTCAGCCACGTCACCGACAGAACCGGTGATCGGGTTCCACGACGTGACAAGGATGCTGCCCGTATACTTCGGGTTCGACGCACCGACCGAAGCGTTCGTTGCACGAACCTCAAAGGTCACGGTCGTCCCAAGCAGCGGCCACATGATCGAGTCGATCGCCGACGCCGCCACGTCCTGATTGAACGTGAGAGCAAGCGAACCGGACTTCAGACCAGCGATCGGCACCGTCCACCCGGCATCAGCGAAATCGGTGACATCCTGCTCAGCCGTCTCCACATTCAGAGCGACCTGCTTGATGTACGCCGACCGGTCCGAACCGTTCAGGGCGATGTACGCATCGGTAAGAACGAAAGCAGCCACAGCTACTCCTTAGTAGATCCCGAATACGATTCGGGTGTCGAACGACGGGGTGGTTCCGGTCACGGTCCATTCTGCCCGCCAGTAGTCGTCCGTGATCGGCCCCAACGTGGAGGCGAACTCGGCACCCTTAGCGGTCGCAGCGGTGAACGTGATCCGGTCTGTAGGGCTGGTGAAACCAGAGTTGTCGTCGCTCTGAATCTTCACCGTGATCGAAGGAGTACCGCCATCGGCGGTCAGGAAATGAACGGCAGCCCAAATCCGCTGACCGGACGCAACAGCACCAAGCTGCTGGCCGGTGCTGTTCCCAGTTGCCGTGATCGCCTGAGCGGTCTCAACGACACCACGCACAACCGGGTTCTTCCCGTGGTACTCGACCGAATGCATTGCCATGTCGCCAACGGACCCGGAAAGGATCGTGCGACTGTAAAGGCAAGAGTTGGTGAAATAGGCGACCGCCCCGGCGGACGAACCGGCAGGAACAACCGTGACCGGCCAATCACCGCCAAGCTGCACGTTCAAGAACTCATCGACTGCCGACTTATTCGCGGCAGTTGCCGTCGCCATGTCTGTCGGCCCGGAGAACGACATCATCGACGACTTCAGCCCACCAATCGGGACCGTCCACCCGCTGGAACAGAACGTGGTCACGTCAACTTCAGCGACTTCGACGTTCACGTTCACCTGATTCGTGAAACACGACAGGTCGAGGCCACCGGCGTACATGTCGACATCGAGCAGAGTGAAAGCAGCCATCAAGTCCTCGCAGCGAGTATCCGAACGTCGATCTCGGCGTTCAGATAGCGGATACCGTCCGTGTTGGTGACGACACCAATGTTCAATACCCGGTCAAAGACTAGATCAGAGCACACCCCTCCAAGCGTCCGATCCCCGTCCATAACCGCATCAATGATGCTCTTCGTCTGCCCCGTCCCCGATGAACACATATCTTCCAGGGCGGCGAAAGCGTATTCCGGTGCAGCGTACTGAACGTACAACTGCAACGTGTATTGGATGACCGCCAAACCCTTGTTGAACGCCTCGTTGTAATCAACGTGAACAGACGTCGGTGTGGACACAACCACAACCGGGACGTTGCCGACAGGAACCTGATCCGGCGGGTAAGAGAACACCCGGATCCCAGCAACCGTGTCAACCGCAGCAGCCAAACCTTCACGGATAGCGGTGAGATCCATCAGATGACCGGCATCCCTCGACGGTACGGCTCAAGAAGCTGCATGACCAGCGGGTTCCGACGAACCCGGACCACGCCGAACTCGCCGAAACCGGCGACACCGAACGGGGCGTCACGCATCTTCCAGAACTCGGCAGCAAGAATGTATTGGGCTTCCTTCACCGGGTTCGGGGTCGTCGGCCAACCCCAACGGGCGGTGATGTAAACCAGCGGGCGACCATTGATCGACTTAGGGAACCACCGGTTACCCACAGCCCTGACCGCATAATACGGGCCGGTCACATGCCCGTTCTTCTCCGACTCCACAATCCAGTCGGACGCAGCCCACGTCGTCTCCGCTGTACCGTCCTCGTTGTCATCGGTCTTGACAACCATGTTCACCGTATCGGCGATGCTGTCATGGCCGAAGAACAACCGCCACGGGTCACGCTGAGCGTAGAAAATCCGTTGGGTAGCAGCGGTGTTCTGGTTGACCTGAGAGAAATCCTGGCCGCAATACTCGTTGATCCACGCCGTCGAAGCGGTGATCGCTTGATCGAGCAGCGTGTCCTCACCACTATCGGTGATGCCCAACCAGCCGCGAAGCTCCTGCACGCTGATGTAATCAGCCATTACGCACCCTTCGACTTGCCCCGGATCACAGTCCGAACCTTACCCGGCTCAGCAGCCGTGGTCTCCACCTTGCCCGCCCCGCCACGAACAACCTTCTCAAAGGCATCCTCAACGCCTTCAAGCATCGGGTCACCATCCTCGACCACCCGACCAGCCGAAACCCAACCGGCCTTCGTCAGAACGTCACGCTTAGCAATCCACATGAGAAACCTCCGAAGAACAACCAGGGGGCGACCCCGAGGGAAGCACGGTGGGCGGGCGCTTCCCT